GGTTGGTATATCAAGAAGCGGAAACACACGAAGCCGGAAGGTTACTTTGAGTGCGAAGAGCGGCACCGTGGTTTTCAACGCAAGGTTGAAGGTCGGATCGGGAGAATGGCGAAGTGGCTGGACGCTGATCTTGAAATTATCGAGTGCACCGACGAAGCGGGGAAGGTCTGGCCGGTGGCAATGCTTCCGGGTAGGGTGGCTAAGAGTTTGGAGAATGCGGGGCGGGCGGGGTTGGTTTGTCAAGAGAAATGATGTTGCAGCAACCCTTGCAGCTACCTTGCAGCAACTCTTGCAATCTCCCCGCCACCTTGCTACGATCGGTTTGACAATGGAGGGACAGTGGACAACCTCATGACAGAGAAGAAGTTGCAAGGCTACGTGCTGGATCTGGCTGAGGCTCTCGGCTTCCTCGGGTACCATACTTGGGATAGCCGTAGAAGCCAACCCGGCTTCCCAGATCTAACGCTAGTCAAGGGTTCCCGGTTGATATTCGCAGAGTTGAAGTCGGCAAAGGGTAAACCGTCACCGGAACAAAAGGAATGGCTGGCGGCGCTGCGTGGTACTAGTGCGGAGGTCTACTTGTGGCGTCCGTGCGATTGGGTTGACGGGAGTGTTGAGAAGGTTTTATTGGGGGGGTGAAATGAGCCAATACGAATTCCCATGCGACTGCGGCAAAGAAGCAGAAGTGAAGATTGCTTTCGGTGCCCTGATTGCTGAGTGCTTACCGTGCGGCCTAGTGACGCCACCACGGATAGACAAGCATGCCCTTGAGGGTGAATGGCGCAAAGTCGTCAATGATAGCCGGGAAGCCCTGTATGAAGAGGACAAGCGGCGGCTGTTGGGTGATGTGCCAAAGGAACTACCGCCAGAACCAACTGAACCAGAACCGCCACGATGCCAAACATGCTACTGGCGAGGTGAGGCGGTAGAATATCCGAACGTGCTGTGTCACGCAATCGGCGGCGATGGCGAGGGGTCACCGAAGAATAAAGACGGGTGGTGTTCGCTTCACCCGCTGGCAACGCCATGGCTTGAATGGAGGTATGACAGCCACCTAAAGGAAGTGGCGGCAAAGGAGCCCAAATGCTAACCAAACTCCATAACTGGGCGAAACGTGTTGACCTGCTATTCTGGCTTGCGCTTGCGGGGTTGGTGGCTGTTGGCGTGTCGCTGTCTAGCGGATGCTCGGAAGAGTCTGAGCGGTTACTGCCCGCAACAGATGGGGGCCACGTAGACGCTGGGTGCTATTCAGACGAAGAATGCGCTGATGGCCTGTTCTGCACGTCCTCAGGGTGTACTGAAGGCGGCTGCTTCTATGAAGTTGCCCCGTACTTCTGCGCTATCGGTGGGGTTTGTGTGCCTGAAGGTAAAGAGGAACCGGATAACTTCTGCGCCAGATGCCTGCCTGACATTGATCCTTTGCTGTGGTCTGATGCTGGGCTTGATGGGTGGAGCGGTCAGGGCTTTACTTGTGTTGGCGGGGTGGAAGTTCCTTTATAATCTCCGCAAGTGCCTTCTCTGCAATCGCTGCTGCCGCTTCATCTAGATCTTCCTGACTGACTGACGCCTGCGTATCACTTCCACCCAAGAAGTCGCTCACGGCGCTGCTGATGCTTGCACTTCCCATGATGCCTGTGATGGCTGCAATGTAGAGTAACGCCTTGCGATACTTGGCCCCGAACCGAACGATTCCCGACACGTTGCGCACAAGCTCCTCAGTATCACCGGGTTTGGGCGACGGCTCGCCGGGTGCGGGGTATGGGTTGCGCCCCCAGTCCGATGTCTCAACTGTGCCCCGCAGTTTCCCCACGTTTACAGACAACTTATCAACTCGCTCCGTTTGTTTGCCTATGCCTGCCTCGATTCGACTTAGTGACTCGGATATAGCCGTGTGGGTGGCGTCGCATGCTCCCTGATTGAATTCGTCGGTCATGTGGTTCCTTATGCTAGTGCAGCAGTAAGGGTTAGATTATTGTCTCGGCAGTCATGCCCATCTGCACCCCCGCCTGCGCCGCCAGCCGTTTCTGGCGTACTTCTGGCGTTTAGGTATGCTCCGATAATCCTCAAGTCTGCCGTAGTTGCCACTAGGCAACGGTTGCCTTGAATGTAGTTTCCTTGTCCGGGGGCTGGGATGTGGTGTATCCCGTATGCAGGCGCAACCGCCCCTAATCCCACATCGATCTTGTTGTCGATGATGTTGCAGTCGTTGGCGGCATTTCCGATGGTGATGGCAGTGTCCACGATGTCTGCCAGTTTGTTGTCATTTACGTCGCACCGCTGGCCTTCGCAGTAAATCCCTCGATTGACCCCCGATACGTCACTGATAATGCACTCCGCTAGAATGGAGTCTTCGCAAGTACTGAGAATATGTACCCCGTCAGTACCGATGTTATCAAATCGGCAGTTGGTAATCTGGTTGTAAATGCCGTCCATTGTGGCCCCGATTGTTGCCGGTGTCAGCACATTGACGCCATTGGCGATGCAGTTGTCACCTAGCACAGAGAACCCATTGCCGGTGGACCCGTTGACTGAACCACCGACAATCTCACACCGTGCGCTGTTTGTGTCAATGTAAAGCCCGCTGCCGCCCGGTGCTTCAATCTCACAGGCATTGGCAGAACATCGCTCACACGTGGCCATCTCGACGCCCTGCGTGCCCGGTGTGTCAACTCGTGCGTGAACCTTCACTCGCTCGCATGTATCCAATGAGACGCCAGCGGCAGTGGGGGTCAATACGGTAGCATCGACTTCACAAGCGGTGCATGTGTCTAGAAAAAACCCATGCCCGGTTGCAGACTCAATTACCCCAGCAACATTGAACTTAGAACAAGTATCCAAATGCACTCCGACGCCAGTAGATACGCCATACACCCCGGAAACCGATGAGTTGTCGCATGATATGGCGTGTAATGCGTGCGTTGAGAATGCGGCAAAGATGTTGTGCAGTTGAACGTTTGACGTGTGCAGATATACCGCTGCCTCAGTGGGGTTCGTGCCACCAAAGCCGGGAGCGAGTATTCTGAAGTTGCCACCCTGCACAACGCTGCTTGCCACGAAAGCCATTGCGGCATCGGTAACGTCCGGCCCCGTGGAATCCATTGCGATGTTGATGTTGTTGACTTGTAGTGATGATCCCGTTGCCCACAAGCAGGAGCCCTTCGGTGTGCCGGGTAGCGTGGCCGTACCGTCACCGTAAATCCCGATGAAGCCGAGGTTTTCAATGGTGCCAACGCAGCCGGTAACCTTCAACCCATTCAGATAGGCAGGGGCAACTGTCGCAGTGTCAATTGTCAAGTTGGCAATGGAGAAATCAGGGGATGCGCTAGCGTCTACAATGTCAGCACCACCGGCAGCCACGTTACCCCACGTGAGGAAAGTTGACGATCTTCCTTGCCCCTCAAGGCGCACTACAGCAGCCCCGAGGTTGACGGTGGTTTGGCAGGTAAACGTACCATCGGACAGCAGAATCCGGCCCCCTTGTGCGGGCAGTGCAGCGATTGCGGTTTCAATCACTAACGTAGCATCCGCCCCAACCCCCACAACATAATCAGCAGTCTGCTTCCACCCGTCAACCGCGTCTTCAGCAGCAATCACGAACGTCGCACACTTCTGCGCTGCATCCGTGTGGGCTTCGAGGTATTCGATCCACTCGCCCGTGTAATGCCACAGGAAGTTATCATAGTTGCGGGGTGGCTTTTCAAGGTAAAGCCATCCTTCAGGTTCACGACCGGGAGCCGGGGCGATGACATTCCAGCGCCCGCCAGTGAGTTGAATCGTGGTAGCCCAAAGCGGCTTGTCATTTGGTTTCGTAATAGGTGCCATTATGTCTCCCCATCATGCGGGTAAAGTTCAGTATATGCGCCGCCGTTTCCTTCTGGCACATGGAACAGGTCTACTTCGTCAAAGCCGTCTGCTAGCGAGTCATCAGAGAATCCAAACGGGGTTAGGCTCGTGGGGCTCGTGAACCACATGCTTACGCCACCCGCTGCTATCTGTTGAATCAAATCGGTGATGTTTGGCGGGATGGTGCCCGCAGTCTTGACGCAGGCATAGAATTTTGCTGTTTGTTCAGCGCCACCAGTCTGCGGGTACTGCTCAAGAATCTGCACCCAGTCAGGCGCAAACCATTGCACCATAATCTGGATCACTTGCTCTGCTAGTCCCTGGCTCGTGTTGATTGCCGCTTGCAAGTATAGCCAGTGCCGGTATTCTTCATCGGCCATGCCGCCACGCAGACGCCCGAGTATGCGGCCCAGAACGTCCAACTGTATCCCCGTAGCGTTGGCAATCCAAAGATCGGCGGCGAGTGCTTGCCCGACAACTTCTAGTTCCTCGACGGAATTCTTCGGGGTTATCTTACCCGACAGGGCTTGAATCATATGCACAAAGTAAGTGGCTTCCTTGTAGAGCGATGGCAGGAGTGCATACCCTTCGTCGTACCGGGGAAAATCCCACTGGTATTCGTAGGGGCCGATGTCTGTACCGCTGCCACTTATGGGGTCACCGGCGAAGTCTGTTGATCTGCCTACAATGGTAGCGCCTGCGTCGATGCACGGTGAACCGGCGAGCAACGTGAAGTCGCCACCGGCTGCGTCGGTGTGCATCGGCCTAACGTTCTCAAGGTCAGAAGCACCCTTTGTCCACCCGTTATAATCGGTGCCATTGCCATACGCTAGGTTGTTATCCGAATCGGGGTCAAATGCTCCGGTGGACGTGAACCCGTTTGCAGTGCCATCTCTGGCGATTACGTTCTCGACGGTTGGTGCACTGCCCGCAAAATTGCAAACCGCCTCTATCCCGTGAGACGTCCAGCCGTAAAGCACTCCGTTGACGATCCGGTTCTCGTTCCCGACAAATGCCGCCGCAGAAGAAACTCGAATCCCGGAAGTACCTGGGCCGATGCAAACGAAATCTTCAATATTGATCCCTTTTCCGGTGAGGCCATACCCTGCGTAGGCGGTTCCGACGCCTACGTTTATGTTTGATATGTGTGCCCGGCGCACGGCCAGAACATCTCCTGCCCCGGTGCCATTCCAGAATATCCCGAAAACACCATTGCTGGCTGACATGTTCTCAATCGTTATCCCATCCAATACCGACGCACCTGAAGCCCCGTTGGTAATCACGGGGTAAATCTGGCCGCCCGCCGTCGTGACTAGATTGGTAACCACCGCATCATTCACGGTACCACCGCCCGAAACATCGAACCTGATCCCGTAGTGTCGATTGTTATTGTCTAGCCCGCTGGCAATGACTGGTCGGTTGAAAGTGCAATCTGACTGTATTCGGTAGTGGTAGCAGTGGCCCGCTGCAATGTACCCGTTGGCCAACAGGTAAGGGTCGTTGATAGTATTACCGGCCCCAGTCACCCAAAACACGTAACGCCCATACCCAGCCATAGTTACACGCCCGACTGCATTGGATAAGTTCAGCGTGTTGCCTGTGCCCGTAATCTTCAAGCAATCCAGAGTGGCTAGCCCACCGTCGAAGCGATATGTTCCTCCCCGGTGATTCCATACGATATCATTCTTTGTCCATGTAACCGTGTTGACGGTGTCAAGGTGCGGGCCGTGGCTTATAATCCTGTCGCCATTGCTGGCCGCGGTTAGTGCAGCGCTCAGACTGGTAATGGGTTGGCCGTTTCCGAAATGTATATCAGCCATTTTTGACCCTCTTTACTCGCTGCCCGTTCTTCGTGATACGCCACTCCCGCTCTGCGATGCCCTCATGGGCACACTTCTTAGGCACCGCAACGGTTGCCACCTTCAGGCGTAGGCCCGTGGCTGCATGTACCTCTCCTGTTTCCCCTGTGCCCCATGGGTGGCCCACTGGACCCATGCCGATCAATATGCCGATATCTTTGCGCCACGGTGGCCCCGAGATATAGCAGATGGACATGAGGCGCTCGCCCTTTTTGAGTTTCACGGTCATGGAATCACCACGAATGAAACATCGGCGGAAATAATGCTTGCCCGCTCTGCCCACTCGATTGAGCGAACGTCGGTAAATCCTAGCGGGCCAACCTTGAAGTCAACCAGCACTTCAACGATATCCATGCCCGGCACACCGTCAAAGATCGGACCAACGTAGCGCCCGCCGATTGCGTCCATGCCGATGTTCTGGTTGGCCGCTGCCCATGCTGCAACGATTGATTGCATTTCAGCCTGTCCTCCGGCGGGGAATATCTCTTCGTCGTAGAGGCGGTAAGATACCTGCACAAGTATGCCGATGGATGCAGGCCGAGAGAAGTAGATGTCGTGCGGGAACCCCATGGAGTCAATGATCTCGATAAAGCCAGATCCGTATGTCGCTATGCCAGCGCACTTCGTTTCCCAGATCAGTTGCGCTAGTTCTTCGTCCTTCTCAAGTGTCGGGTCCACAGGAACGTCAATGATACAATGGATTGAGTGCGGCGGCAGAAGGTCCACGTCTATCAGGTCCGTGATGTTCTCACGCACAAGGGCTTCGTCCACATCATCAACCGCAAGCAATGCGGTGCGGATAGCCTCGACGGTGCCCCCGTTGGCAACATGCAGCGATTGCTCTCGCCTAATCCGCAGGTCTGCGTCTGTCTCTAGTTCCTCGCCTAGCGTAGCATCAACGATATTGTCCACGCCATCCCACCCCACAACCCCGTCAAGGATATCCGTGAGCGTGTTTGCCAGCGTAGCCTGTGCGCCTGTTGCTGTGTTGGTGAAGTACCCGATGGAGCCTAGCCCCGGAATGGCCATGGTTCCACCACCACCACCGACTACAGCGGTTGATACGCTGAATGTTGCAGCGGGAATATCATTGCCCACGGGATCGCCGTAGACATAGAGCGTCTCGCTGGCAACGTCGAGATAGGCTGTCACAACGCCAGCCTGTGCGCCTGCGTTGATTTTGCCCATTATGTCAGTCAGTATATCCACCTTAGTGTCACTGGCTATAACGGCGGCGCTCGTGTGGTTCGTGCCATTGATTAGCACGTCGTACGTGTCACCAACAATAAGTAGGCCAATCGTCACCCATGCGCCATAGGTAGTCGCTGCCACGGTATCCGTAACCGCTGCGTTCAGGGTGTAAATAACTGCGGGGTCACTGCCTAGGATACCTACCCGCTTTAGAGCTGCTACGGTGGTCGCTGGTTGCAGTCGCAGGATCGCCCAAACAGTGGATGCGGTGGCTGCTTTGCGGGCAATGGCGGTAAGGGCCACAGCGTTATCAAGTGATGTTCCGCTGGCGGTGTCGGGGGAGAATGAGTTGTAGTTGTCCTCTTCAAGTTCCCATACTGCATCAAGCTCTTGCGCCATGATGCCGATGATTTTACCGAATACTGAATTCGAGGAAACGTCTGTGTCTGCCCCAAACTGAGCGATGAAGTTAGCCTCAAGATCTGACTTGATAACCGATAGAGGCTTGCGCACAAACCCGGTTGCGGTGATTCCGTAGGTTGCCACTAGAACTCCTCTTGTACTAGGAACGTGCCATCAGTGGTGCGGGCCTTGAATGATACGGCTGAAGTCCGGGCCGATGCGTCTATGGTAACTGACATTTCGGTGATCTCAATCACTTCAGGTATCCGCTTGAGTGCGGCGGTAATTGCCGAGCCGACTACCTGCGTGCTGGCGTTCTTTTTGAATACGTCGGTAAAGTATGGCACGCCCTGCGTTGTGTCAAGGTACCACTCGCCCCGCTGCGTCTGCAACACTGCCCGGATCTTCTGGTCAATCTCGGCGGTGCCCGTCTGCAATGTGGCGTCGGTTACTTGCACGGTTGCTGAGTCGGTTAGATAGATATCATATCGGCCTAGAAGAACCTGATATTCAAATCTTAGATCGGTTGGCATTACTTCACCCCCGCTGCGTTCAGGCGTGCTTCAAGTGCGGTGAGTAAGGTGATGGTTGCCGGGTCAAGCGTGCCTGATGGATGGACGGTAACAAGCCCTTTGACAACCCCAATGTACTCAAGCAGGAAACCCAACACCTCAAGCCCCGGTGGTGTCTGCCCCCACCCTATGGGCATCGCCATGCAGTCACTCAAATCATGGCGACGGTCGCTACCTGCGTCAACCACCTTCAATCCACGGGTGCCCTTCCATGAGTCAAGGTCAACATCTCCAAACATGCAAAGCACGGGATCACCTAACAACACGGGATAGCGGGTGTAAATGCGTGCATTGCCGAAGTTGAACAGGGGCACCTTGCGCAGCGTTGGCAGGGCTTCCGGGTTGTCGTCTGCGTCCAGCTCATTCACCGTCAATTTCACGTCCACCAGATCACCGGGCCACACTTTGATAACGGTGCCAGGGGCGCAAGCACGAATGGCGGCACTGATGTTTCCGCTTGACTGCCTAAACAGATCACGCAGGTCTGGAGATCGTTGTGTTTCTACGCTCAAGAAGCCTCCTGCATGGTGGCGGTTGAAGTCCAGTCATCACCGTGAGTATCCCCCGAAAATACTACCCGTTCAACCTGAAAAATGCCGGAGGCTGTCTGCGACTCTAGTTTTACGGGGCGTCCGGGGCGTATCCGCACGTTCAATAGGCTCTGCACAACTAATCCATCTTCGGTCCACTCGGGGGTACCTATAAGGCCAGTAGATTGATTTAGTAATGGTGCTGCGCTCGTGTTTCTCCCCTTCTTTCCCTTATCTACAAACTCGGCTGCACCATCCTGCACTGACCATGAAAACCCCCATTGCCTAGCCAGGGTATCAAGACTGCGCCGGGCACTACCGGCAAAAGTCAGCGGAGCGGATAGCGACCGACGCAGTGCGGTGCTTTCATTGACGCCTAGCGCCACGGTTCCCATAGAGTTTACAAGTGCGTTGACAACGCTGGTGCGGCTTTCACCTTCCACGAATGTACGCGACAGTCTGCCTGTGGATAGCGGCACGATACCGTCACCGCCGTCTATGTTTGTCACCCACATAGGGCGTTCTCGACGTACGCTGCTCTTGATTACTTGCCCGTCGAATATCACGCTAACGTTGTCACCATAGCCAGCCGCCAGTTGTACTGCCACGCTTTTAGCATTTAGCAGATCCCGTGATTGCTTCGCCATGTTGTAAACCGTAATGCTGGCTTCGTTGGCGCTTGACTTCATGCTCTTGGTGATGCTGAAGGAAATGCGCAAGTCATCTAGGCGCACTCCAGTGCCTCCGTACTGGCCGATTACTATTGAGGCCCGGCGGTTGAATAGTTCATTGGGCATAACTAGATCCGCTCAAGGGTCAGAAATTGAAATGATAGGTCGCCTAGCGTGAATACGTTGTAGTCGTACGGCACGTCAACCGCACCATCCACGCTAACGGCAAGAAATACGCCGTCTGTGGGGGATGCCTGTGGGATTTTTGCCATGATAGGGGTATCTGCTACAATCTTACGCCCGGCAATGCGCACAGTACCGTCAGCGTCCGACAAGGTAAGGGCATAGAAACCCCCACGAGTGTTGTATTGGAATTGGAGGTTATACACGATTCCGGCAAAGGTCGCAGTCACTTCAAGAAACGGTGTGCCGTCTGGCAGTTCCAACTCGAAATATACTTCCTGAGTTGCCATTATAGCCGCCCTTCTGCAAGGTCTTCAGCGAGGAACTTTGCATCAAGATTCTCAATCTGAATCATTGTTTTTGTTTTTCTGTATTCGGCTGTGCGTTCAGCAGTTCTGGCTGTATCCTCTATGTTCTTTTGTATAGCCTTGCCAGCGTTTATCTTCTGCTCACGTGATACCACGTACAAGTTTGCTCTAACTGTGGCAATTGACAAATCACCAACAGGGGGCACCTTGATAGGCGCTGGTGAATCCTTGATCCGCACATCCTGCGCCGACACCAGGCGGGCTTCCCGCAACTGCACCACCAACCACAACCCGCCCCGCTTGCTCTTATTCTTGTCATGGGTCACAGTTTCGACAAGCATTGTCTCGTAAATGGCGGCGTCAGTGAATACTTCAACGATAACCTTAGCCTTCTGCAACTCGACAATCTTATCGTGCGCTTGCTGGCTGCGTGTCAGGCCAGAACTTACAACCGGGTATGATGTCTCCTTGCGGATCGGGGTGTCGCTAATGAACCCCTCAAGCATAAGGTTCACCGAGTCTATCTTGACGTGGTCGGATATGCTGGCCCCATCTTCAATAGGCCACTGAGTGGCAGACGCCGGACGCTTGACTGACTCCCTAACTGTCAGATCCGACTGATAGAAGGTCAACGTATCGTCACCGGGCAGCGTGTATGAAAACCATACGGCCATTATTTCTTTACCCCCACTAACCCTGCCTGAACCTGCGACAACCTCTCATCAAACATGGCATTTAGTTCCTTCTTTACGTCTGGGCCGATTCCGGCGATGTCTTCCGGGCTTGCACCGGTGGCGTCTATCTCTATGGCCACATTGGTGCGGTTATCTATGTTCGTGCCGCCCGTGCTAGTGGGTACGGGGGCACCTCCCAGCGTAGGATCATGCTCAGTCCCTAGAAACCCCTGGGCGTTTGCCGAGCTTATTCGGCCCTTATTCCTGTTTACTTTCGGGATCAGATCTTCAAATAGTGGGGCAAGTATAGGGCTTATTGCTGAAGCCGTAATCTCTAGTTCAGAAAACGATTCGATAGTCTCAAGCATTGCATCCTGCACAAGTTCAAGATTCAGCAGAATCAAAGCAAAGGCTACCGCTATGGCCAGCGTTACTAGAAGTACGGGGTTCATTGCTAGTGCCATAGCGCCGAATCCACCGGCTGCATTTGCCGCTGTGAACACCGCTGTGACAGCAGTAGCAACCCCCTGAAGCCAAAACGCCAACTTTAGAGCCACGAGGATTTTGACTATCCCAACGAACTTATCGACCACCTTGTTGATTCCGCCCTGCTTCGCAACCCAGTGCTCTATCCTGCCTGCTATCTTGTTCACCATGGGTAACAGTTTGTCGCCTAACTTCACGAGGAACACGGCAGCCTTCGCCTTCATTTTATCGAACGTAGCGCCTGCTCTCTTCTCCATCTTCTGGAATGCCGTCTCAGTTTGCCCGCTGGCATTTTCCATGTTGCCCAATGTCTCATTGAATGTATCAGCCTGCTCACCGGTCAGGGCCAACACTGACCCTAGCCCCTCAACAGAACCAAAGAGCTTCGCCATTGCATCATCTTCACCCTTAGTGCGCTTCTTCAAGTCCTTGAGGAACCCAGCGAGCCCCTTTGACCTTAGTCCCGCCTTCGTGAAGTCAATGCCTAGGCGCTTAGCTTCTTCGGCAGCTTCCTTTGTGGGCTTTGCTACCGCCGCAAACACCTGCTTGAGGGATGATACAGCTTCGCTGGTCTTGAGCCCCCCCAGTGTAAGGGTTGCGGTAGCGGCAAGTAGTTCGTCAATGGATGCCCCGGCGTCCGCAGCGAAGGGAGTTACCTTACCTATTGACTTCGACAGTTCACCAATGGTGGTCTTACCCGCCTTCATGGCGACAAACATCTTGTCTGATACGTTGGTTACCTGATCGGCACTGAGTCCGTACCCGTTGAGTAGTGTGGTCAACCCGTCCACAGCGGTATCAACCTGAGTAACACCACCACGGGCCAACTTCATGGCCCCTTCCATCACAATGGCAGCCTGTGCGGAATCCCCGAAACCGGCAGACACGGTCTGATAAAATGCCTTTGCTGTGTCAGTCGGGAGTCGCCCGAACTCGGCAGACATGGCAAGGATTTCTTCGTTGAGCGTCCCCATTTCGTGCGCAGACGCATCTAGCAGAGTAGACACCTCGCCCATGGCCGTATCAAAGTCAGCAGCACCCTTGACGGCTAATCCAAACATCGCCACAAGTGCAGCCCCGGCTATGTTTGCTGCCATCTTCACCTTCTGTATCCCGGCGTCTAGCGACTTCAATTGCTTGTCGTCTACTTCGACCCCCCAGCGGGTGATTAGCTCTCTGACAGTTGTGGCCATTTATGTTCCCTTGTTTATCAGCCGGTCCTGCTCTACTTGAATATCTAGCGCCATGTTCGCACGCATCAGATCCCCGAGTGACCAGTAACATTCGATCTCATGCAGCGTTGCCACTTTAGCCAGTACAGGTCGCCATACTGTCCATTGGCCTTCCATTATTTCTCCGCATGGGATGCCGAGGAAGGCTCTGAAGTTGACCCTTTGGACTTTTGATCCGCCAGCACCGCCTTCAGTTTGCTTGCGATGCTGGAGAATGTAAAAACTTCCTGAAAGTTCACCTCGAAAACCCACCCCGCTACTTGATAGAGGGTCTTGTATTTTCCTGCGAAGTGGTCATCAAACCCTTCCTTGAGGGACTCCCATTCACCGTCGCCAATAGATATCTCAGTGCTCTGCAATAGATCCTTCGCAAGACCTGCCATCTGGCCCGGTTCGATTTTCTCAAACAGGGCACCTATTGCCGCACCGATTGAACCTAGTTGAACGTCACCGATGGCACTACCGCCTTCACTGATAGCAGCAGTGCCGCTCTGGATAGCATGTGCCAGTAATCGAGTGCATATAGTGAAGACGTTCAGGCCTTTGGTGGCGGGTAGCATCGTGGTTCTCCACTTGATGCCCCCGATCTCTTTCTCTGACTGTTTACGCATGGCTCCGCTCCCATACTAGTGTCTCCCGCTTCCTAAAAGAGGTCGCTGAAGAAGTTGGCTATATTGCTGATAACCGAAAGAACCACGTTGCTCTGCGGCGTCAAGTCGTACTCTACAGATGCAAGGTCAAGCATCCATGTGCGGGTGCCGACTTCGTTGGTGTAGGCAATTTCGCCCACGTCAGAAATCCATGCCTCGCTACTGAATGATTCTTCCCCGGACAACTTATTCACGAGTTTGAACGTGGCCACCCCAGTGGCGCTGGCTTCGTCCTGACGGCGCACAGCATCAAGGATGGCGTTGGAGTCAGAAAACTGTTGGAATTCAATCTCCACCTGCCCGCTCTTGTCGTCATTACGAGCCCGTGCAATTTCCCGCCCGTCTGCGCTGGATACCTTCGTAAATAGGGCCTCGCTTCTCCGCACGGTAACTGTGTTCCATCCTTGAAGGTCAATGCCGCCAAAGAGGATACCCACTTCTTTCGGGCTAAACGTTTTTACTGCCATGATAATCCTCCTCTTAGACCTGAATAACGCCAGTGATTGATACGCCGTGAATGGCCCCGGCTCCGGTAGCCACAAATGAAACATCAGGAAGGTTGCGCAGAGCCTTGTTGGCGTCGCTCACGTCCTTTACTTTGGGTGCACTGATCGTGTAGTCGTCGGTGATTGCCCCACGCCTAACGGCTTCCTTGAGACTGTCTTCCATGGCTCCGGTAACAATCCCCACCCCGGCATCAGTGAACGGAATCTTGTCAAGAGCAACCATCTTAGTGAAGATGCGCCCGCCCATGTCAGACTCCAGCCAATCGCTGAAGCGGATCAGGTCGATATATGAATTTGCCAGGGCAGTACGTCCGTTACGGGTAACGGCGGTGCCCAGAATGGTGTTGTAGAAGTTGGCACCCTTGTTATCGATAATGGTGCGCTCACCGCTGGTCAACCCGTCATCTGCGGAAATACCCACAAGCGGCATCATGGCCCATGTTGCAGAGCCGGGATCGGTTGGAAGCACTCGCCCGAACCATGCAGCATCCGGCCAACCGGCAGCGGTGGTGGTGGCTGCGGCCCCTGAATGGTACAGGATGGAAGTGCGGTCGTAACTGTTCGCCCGTGCCAGTGCTGCTAGGCTGGTAGCCTCGACTGCGCTGTCTTTGATGTTGGTGTCGTCGTTGGCATTCAGGAGGAACTTCTTATTGCTCTGCACCCACTGCGCAGCTTCCCACGCATCCCCGGCATTGGCGTCTGTCCGGTCAGTGACCAGAAGGCCCCACCATGCATTAGACTGGGCAACCACAAGAGCTAGACCGCTCGTCATTGTTTCCGCTGCACCGCTGTCATAGTAGCCGATTGCGATAGTTGCGGGCCGTGGGTTCTGTGCAAACAATTCCTGCGCTGCCCTGTAGATTGCTTTGGTAACGTCGAATGTGGCTGCAACAACCTCTGCAAGGCTATTGTATTCCACGTAGCGGGTAGACCATGCGGCAGGATAGCCTTCGTTGAATGACTCGGCCAAATCGCCCATAATCAGAGGCACGCCAAACCCGGCTTGCGGTACAACAACGGTTTCCCGAGTGATTGAAATGCTAACAACTTCGCCAATTGTTCCGGCCATGGTGAGCCTCCTAGATGTCTACAGTGAAGTTCTCGTTGACGGTGACTACACCGCCAGCGTTCTGCACTGTCATTTCGATTTCAACATGCTCAATCCAACTGAGCGTTTCGGTTTGCGAATCTGGTATGTCAAAGAATGCATCGAAGGCCCACCGTTGACGCCAGTTGCCGTCGCTGTTGTCTGGCACACTAATCAACTCAGAGGATCGCAAGTGCCCCATGTCTGCGGCAGCGAACGTCTGTAGTACATCACTGCGCTGCAACGCCCTGCGGCACGCAATGCCCAACTCACGGCCACCTTGCCCGACAAACTGACAACCAACAGCGGCTTCGTATCGGTCGTAGATGACACGGCTTCCCACTTCGTTGGGTGCTACGCCCGTGACGGTAACCTTGGGGTCAGTCTCACTGGTGCCAACTTCGGTCAATGACGTAGTACGCAAGATGACGTGAGGATCGTCCGGTTCCGGCCCGGTTACCCGGCTGGTTCCGGTGCCTGAATCTTGCCCGAACACGACCTCTTTGCTAGCATCGTTCACGGCAGCCACGAGCCACGCATAGGCGGCTGCTTCGTAGGTAGTCAGGCTCACTGTGTCACCCTTATACCTAGGTACTCGTGATGCGCTTCTGCCAGCGTCGTGAACTCGAAATCGTCATTGCCCTGCACTTCCCAGAGCGTGCCCAGGTATTGAATCCTGTCAGCATTGCGCCCGCTGTTGCCCGACTCCATCAACTGCAAATCTTCGTCGGTGATTATCAAAATCCCGCCCTGCCAGCGGTGGCCAGCGTCGAGCGTGATAAACTTGTTGCGGGCGGTCTGCTCACTGATGGACTCAATATAACCCGTGAAAGTGATGGTGCTGGACGCACCCTCCACCCACCGCCCGCCTACACGTGCCCCCGCAGCAAAGCGAGTGGCCGTGATGGTCTTGTATATTTCGGGAGGCTGAAACATTAGTTTTCCCCCGACTCTGCTACCTTGCTGCCACGGATGAAGACACGGGTGCCGCCTGAGTTGGCCAGTGCGCCGGTATCGAATAGTGGTTGATCGCCACCATGCTTGCGGTTAGCCTTCGTACTGTCGGCAAGCGGCTCCCATGAAGGATCTCCCCTCGTCAACTTCTGGCGGATATCCCCGAGTACTTTCTCAAGAAAGGCGCTCATAGCATCCTTGAACGATACCCCGTCAAGCACCTGCGTGCCCACCTTCTTCATGGCGTCACGGTACTCACTCTTATTCTCATCTACCGTTGTGCGCATAAATGAGCGTTCAGGAATGGCGGTGCCTTTAGTCGGGTCTTGATTGATGGTGCCATACTCGTGGATACTGGCAATGTAGGGGATAGTTGCGGTGCCGTCTGCGTGCTTCTTTGCGCCCCAGTATCCAGCATCACCCCAACCCTTATCAGCCAACTTCAAATCCCTCAGAATCTTGTTGGCTCCCTTGTCACGGACAATGGTATCGTTGCGCTTAGCCATCGAGCATCTCCGTGGAAAAGAACGGCTCAGGCCGATCCTCGTCTTCCTCTTCCTGCTCGATAGTTGTCTTGCTGATACCGCCCGCATAGGGGGTTGCGTCAAGGGCCATGCGTCGGCGTAGGTCGTCGTATACCTTGCGGAACTGTGCGGCCCGCTGTGAGTACCAGACTTGTACCTTGCCGACTTTCTGATCTATCAGGGATGCATAGTTATTGGCGAGACGAAGTGCTGCTTCAGCCGCTACCGTTAGAACGTCATCCCCGTAGGTGGAGCGGAGATATGCAATCTCCGCATCAGTCACCAGTTCATTTGCCGGATCGGTATCCCCGATCTCGAATCGTACAGCATCGGCAAAGCTGGCGGCTGGATCTCCACCGTAGGGCATGTGTCCTCCGGGCCATGCGGCCTTCTCCTACTACGCAATCACGGAAGCTGCGAAGAGTCCGAGGTCAGCGGAAACGACTTTCGGAGCCATGAAAATGGACCCGTCAACTCGCATCCACGTGTTGGTATTGGGCACGGGCTCGGTGATGATTCGGGTAGCTTCCGAGGAAACCACTTCGTCTTCATCACTCCACGTAAAGTGGTAGCCTGCACTCGGCTCCATCTTGCCAGGATTCGGGGCGCTGTAGCAAAGCAGGGCACCCTTCGTGCCGCAAACGAATGCGTTGCTAGGGGTACCATCAATCTGGCTAGTATTGTAGACGGCTTTGGCCACGAACAACTGACGCAAGTCCATCATCGCAGCAACCATACCCATTGTGACCTTGCCACCGGAAGCAGCGAAGCCGGGGTTGTTGTACTGAAGACGCCCGATGATCTGCGGGTGTTCCTTCAGTTTCTTCCACACGTCCGGGGTAACCACGAGGGTGTCAGGCTCGTAGCCCGTGAGCAGAAGGATAACCTGCTTCCAATCCTCAACATCAGTAACCGGGGTGGCGTTGGTCTGGTCGTTCCACTGACGGAACTGCGTGGCACCGGGGGCACCTGCAACGCCAGTGTAGTTGCTCGTCCAGATACCAGCGGCGAAGAAGGTAGCGGCCCACAGTCGTTCACGCCGGGTGCCGAGAATCTTTGACACGTAGCGGGTAGCATCTTCCAACGGGCGCAATGCTTTGTCAGAATTCCGACGCTCACGCTTGCTGATATCCTTGTGGAAGGACCACTCTTTGGCGACGTAGTTATCTTCGGTGATCCCGTAATCGCCGCCTGCACTCTGCGTATTCTCACCGCGGAGTTTGGCATCATCACGCATGAAGAACTCGGTACCATAGACGTAATAGGTATCGGATTCTTTGGCTACCGGTACTGCGGGGAATACTTTGGTTGCGATAAATGCTTCATCGCTCTGAATCGATGCAACCGAAAGATCGGTAAGTGGCCTATCGGCATGTACTGCGCTGGAGAGTGGCATTGTGAGCCTCCTTTATATCAAAGTCATAAAGGGGGTTGGCATTGGCTGCCGCTCCCCCGGTTTCGCTACTAAACGATGGTTCCGATTGCGTACCAGTTCACAAGTTCGCCAGCCCATGCGGTCGACGCGGTGAGGTCTGGGTTGCCAGCAGCGCCAGCGGTCGTGTGTTTCCACGTTTTGATGTATATGCTACCGGCTACTGGTGCCGCAACCTGATCGCCAATGGCAGCATTGGCAAACGTGATGGTCACGCTCGGGTCAGTCTCCAGCGTACCAAACGCAGCCACTACGCCACCGGTCAGGCCAGTCGCAATGGTATCAACGGCAGAGAGCACCGTATGCTGTCCACGGGCCACTGCATAGCCAGCGGCAACGCCAATAACTTCGGCTGCAACCTGCTTGCGGGTGGTCAGTAGTACGGTAACTTCGGCGGCACCAGCGGCGTCATTCAGAGCAACACCAATGGTATTATAACCGGCAGTACCGGAAGCATTAATCAGGGTACCGAATGCGTCAGATTCAACTTCAGCGCCGGACGTAACGCCCACGGCACCAGCGATACCAGTTGCAACGCCTGAGGTGGCAACGATGGCTTCTGCGTCCAGTATGGGTGCGTTCTGTACCAGCCCGACGCAAAGGTCGCCAGCGGTACCGAGGATCATCTTGTCGTCTGCGGGGTCAACCTTGACAGCGAAGTACTGTGAGGAACTGAGGTCTTCACCAGCAACGAGGTCAGACGAAGTGTTGACGGGGGAAAACAGGTGCTGCGAGATAATCATGGTGATTGATTCGTCTGCGCCCGTGGCTGCGTCTAGTGCATACCCGATACAGTGGCGGTTACCCAACGTGCCAGCGGCTACGGCCTTACCTGCTGCGTCAGAAGTGAGGCTTGCGCCCTTGGCAAATGCTGCTCCGCTGGTAACTTCAACAGAACCATCCACATAAATGTATGCAGGGGCGTTGTTGATGGAAGTTGCGGCGGCTACACCGAACGGCTTTGCGTTGGCATCAGCAACGGCAACGTCACCGGCTGCGGTTCCAGTCTGCACGATAAGGCCAGCGGTGATCCCGCCATCATCGGTAAACCGTGCAACGCCTTCATCCTGCTGCCCGGCTCCAACCATCAATTCGAAGGTGGCACCGCTAGCAGCGGAAGTAATGGCGGTACCAATCTTGTACCCGCCGCCAGTCATGGTCTGAAGCAGGCCAGTTGCGGTGGATTCAACATCATCGCCAGCGGTAATGGTTCCGCTTGCCAGTCCAATCGCCCGCCCATTGATAGCCACAACAGCGGCTTGATCGGCAGTCGGCTGGTTCTGGAGAATACCCACGCACTGCCCGCCCAACGAACCAACGTTGACTTCGTTGGCTGCGGTGACCTGCACTGCATAGTACCGCTTGGCCGAAAGGTCTGCCGCGGCGACGAAGCTCAGAGTCTTCTGATTCTCATAGGTGCTCATTCGTAAATCCTCCTATCATCGGCCTCGCGGCACGGTGTCTATTTGCTTGCGGCCTTCTCTGCCAAATTCGCTTCAAGGTAACGGTCGTACATGCCGGGATTCTCTCGCAACACTGCGCTGCGGGCGGTGGCGTAATCCATCTGGCGGCCAGCGTCGGCGGCTTCCTTGACCTTCGTATCAGTTGCGCTGCGAATCTGCGCATACAGGCCCTCGGAAGTACTGGCGTCGTTGCCATTGGCACCGGCAGAACTGCCAACCTCACCCTGTGCCAAAGCACGGGCACCGGCCATCGCCTGCTCCCACAACTCGGTCATGGCATCGTACAGATCGGAGTCAGCACGCTTTGCACGCAGCATCAAGTCAAGCCGCTTGTCCTTGTCACCGGGTAGATCGTCGAACTGACCACATGCTCGGGTGACTTCCTCAACCAACTTCTCGTCTGCGGCACGGGTGGCTTCGGCCTTGTTCTCGGCAAGTTCAGCCTCAAGATCGGCGTTGCGTGCAATCACGCCCTGATAGAGGTCGAACTGCGACCGCATGACGGATCGCTGCTCTTCCGGGTAGCCTTCCTCATTGAGGGTGCCGTCATCGTTCAGCATAAACGGATTTTCGGCACGCTCTGCGGCGGCTTTCTCTTCATCGGCTCGGGCGGCTTCTGCTTCCAATTCATCGCACCGGGCGATGGAAGCGTCAGCACGCTCGATCCATGTCAGTTCTTTGATGCTGTGGCCAACCAGATCGCCCAACCAGATAAAAGCATCCCGGTTAATTTCGGCCTTGAGTGGCTCAAGGATCTGCAATGCAGCGGCAATTGCACCGGCAGCGGCGTCAGCTTCTTCGCCCCGCACCACTTCAGCGGCACGCACGCTTTCAACCCGTGCTTCAAAGTCGTTGGCAATCGTTTCAAACATAGGTACGAGGCTTGCATCTACCTCAATCGTGGTTTTCTCGGCCATGTCGTCTCCATCGGAACGGACCTGAGGGATTCCACCGAAGTTCGCCGGATACTTGGTTAGCGCAATTCGTGGTACGTGGAGGCCCTGAAGATCTTCGCTGGTTTCAATATCACTCACGCTGCTAGGGTAAGTTCAGGGGGGCGATTGTGTCAAAATGAAACGGCGACTACTTAGGTGTGTCTTTTAGACACAGTTTTGCGGGGGTGGTTTTTACTTGTGGGGGCGGGGGATATACAAGATCGGCTTCAGGCTCATCATTCTCATGGTGCCAATGCCATCGGATAGGCGCATTCCGCGGTCAGTCTGAAGCAGCAACCGGCCCTCAGTACGATCCGGGGTGACGGTGGCGCATGCGAAAATATGCTCCTCTTGCTTGCGCATATGGTCCAGCGTGTCGATGATATCCAATGCACGCCGCAACACTTCCACTTGAACCGGATACCAGCGCATTTTGACGCCTTGTACGCTTGACTCCAATCCGGGAATTCGACCACGAGCAACGAAGCCACTGACAAAGGGACGGCTCACGCCAAACAGGCCGCAAACTTCCTTGAGTGTCATCCATCCACGGTCTTCAGGGTTATCTTCGGGTTCTGGTTCTGGGGGTTCGGGCGGTGGCGGGCCTTCAGCCTTTGGCAACTCCGGGGGTGCATCTACCGCTGGCAGATTCTCACCGCCATCAGAATCAAGCAGCGTGAGCAGGTTTTCCTCTGACTCTGGTTTGGCTTCAGCCTTCTTCTCTTCACGCTTCAGTTTGGCCGCTGCCTTCTCTTCGTCTGTCATCTTGCGACGGCCCTTTCTTTTTGCAGCCATGTTCACTCCTCCTTGTCTGGGGCGCTAAACCGCCAGCCTTCAATACTTACGCCAGTGTATTCGCCTGACAGCACCCGCTCCCAAGCCGTTGCATCTCTAATCCAAATCTCTTGCATCCATGCCCCTGCGCTTACGGGGGTGTCACCAATGGGGCAATCGCACCGCTTCACCCAGTTCTCTACCACGTAGGCATCAACCGGGGGCGCTGGCAGTCGGTTGGTGGGTGCGCCTGTCTGCGTGTCGAACGTATCACCCTTGATTGGGTCTGCGAGTAGCCACTTGCCGTCATTGTCACGCAGCCAATGCTCGTCAGTGATAACTTGCCCACGCATGGCAATTTGGGAAATCATAAACGTATGCGCCCAACCCTCAACAGTCTCTTCGCTGGCGGTGGTTCCGTAGCCGCTATCAATGCGTCCAGGCTCGTAGACCACAACGGTAATCAACTGTCTCTCTGGTGACCCTTCCTCTTCACGGGTGACACGGTGCCCGATGATTGGAGCTGTGCGGGTGGCCTGTGCGCATCCTGCACCAGCCATTACCTCACGCACGGTTGCAGCGGTATCGCAATCACCGCCTATGCTGCGGCCTACGATGGTGGCCCCTGTATCAGAAAGAGACACTAGCACCAGCGAACCTAGCGGGGCATTGCCGGACGCCTGCACTATTGGCACCATCTCGGCAACGTCACCTTCGCTTGAACGGGCAGAGATCACGCACAGGTCATCGTTGACGGCGGTTATGCGGCCCCGGAAGGTGTTTGTCTGCGTCATTTCTCTCCTACACGAGGACAGTACTGCATCTTCATTGCGGATGAGCTGGGGGGTGAGGTTTCAACTGCACCTCTTCCTGTCCGCCAGCTTTTGGGAACGTCACTTGAAAGTTACTTCGCAGGCCCACCGTCTGATTCGACATTGGCCCACAAATTTGACATACTCTCTCATCCAAAGCCGTAATCCACTTGATCTCCTGCTCCATCGGCAACGCACCAGACCGCTGCAACTGCTCCCACAGATCTTGCCGCCCTGCGTTGATAGCATTGCTTGTCTCGGTTCTGGCGATGGCTTCAGCCCTTTGCGCCTTGAACTTCTTAGTTTGCCGGGCCAGCCGCTTCGTTATCACGTCGGGCTTTACACCGTCCTCAATCAACTTCGCTCGCAGGTTCTCAATGGCGTTCGTCTGTCGGGAAGTCAACCCTATCTGCTTCTGGATATCCTTCGCAGCGTTCAGGGGGTGCCTACCTGTCGAGATAGCATCCCGTATAGTCTCACGAATGGCCGTGCTGGTGCTGTTCTTTATGCCAACGATGTGCTGATTGACTACGGTGTTGAGTGCACCACGCAAGCCAGCCGACTGCGGGTTGAACACGAAGCCGCCTTGCACCTCCACAGCGTCGAGCGTGATGTCTGCGGCCTTCACCATTGCCGACTCAACATCATCGGCCAGCGCATCGAATGACTTGACGGTTACGTTGACGTTGGTGGCTTCAAATGCGTACAGTTCATCCCCGACTTCCAACCCGACACGGACTTGCTCAACGTCAACGCCCGCTTGCATCTCGGCATAGGCGGCACGGGTGGTTTTCTTCATCTGCGTTTCTGACTTCGCTTCCAGTGCTATGTACTCCGGGCTTTTGGCAACCTCACGGAAAACTTCACCGCCCTGACTGTTCACCGCTGGGATCACTTATTCCTCGCTGATTGACTGAGGGAGGCCAGCCATGCGGCGCAATTCGTTCTCTAGGTCGATGTCGGGCATGATGAAGCCACCGGGATAGACCTTTGCGAGGAAGTCACCGAGCTTGCCAAGGTCGGGCGTCTCGATGTCACCGGGTACGATGGTGGGTGCGGCTTCAACGGGTAGGGCATTGGCTTCCATCAGGCGGGGGAATAGGTGGCGGTTGATGGTTCCGGCGATGGTCTTCAGCCATGCACCGAGAGCCACGGCAAACACGCTTGTCTTGCTGTCTGCCAGTGCCCATGAACCACTATTCTCATGCCCCAGGATGATGAAGTCAGCAAGCACCGTCATTAGGATTTCGCCATTCTTGCGGGTGATGGTTGTGTTCACGTCTATACTTCGCTTCCCTTCATTCTTGATTAGTTTGAACTCCAGTAAATCCTTCCCGTTCTCGTCAAGTATCCGAGGCAGTAGCACGCACGATTGCTCGTTGCCCCGTAACCGCTCGCCCATCTCTTTCAATGCGCTCAGGGCCGCGATCTGGTTTGCGGTGGCACTTGCGCTGCTCCATGCTGCCGGGTGGTAGAAAAACGGTATGCCGTTCAACTCGCGCTCTATCCCAATGGCCTCAATCTTCTCAATGTTGTGTTTCACTAGCCAGGGCCAGTAGGCGTTGCGGATAACGCTCTCGCCTTCCGGGTTATCCTTGATTGACGTGGTGCGGAAGTTCACTAGCCGCTCAATGGGAATCATCGTCAAGCGGTAATGCGGCGGTGCGTTCTGCCACATGCCCTCTAACTCACCGTCCTCGTCAAACTGCCAACGGTCAAGGGTGCGTTGCGCCCTGATAGGCAACTTCTTCCAGCCTATGCGACCATCATCACGCATCTTGTAAACGGGTTCAAACGGGGCGAATCCAAACTGAAGCATCGAAAGTACTTCGCTGATAAACTCTGACCACGGATGCTCCATGTCACCCATCGCCGATTCGGTCAACTCCGCAGCTTCCTCGCCCTTCGCATGATCCGCAGGCCTCAGCGTGTACTCGACGTTCCGCACCATCTTGTCAATGGCGAATAGCAGCGCCCCAACCATGGGATCATTGCTGCCCATTTCATCATAGATCTTGCGCCCGCTGGCCCCCTGCAACTTAGTGAGCACATCTTCGTAAATGTACCCCATGCTCTGATTTAGCCCGGTGCGCCCTATCTGCTGATCAGGCAATACGCCGCCCTCCGCTCGCACGGTTGGCTGGTCGGTGATCACTACCTCTTGCGCTGCACGTGGGGCATCGTTGACGGTGGGGGTGTCTGCCATTACGGGCTCCATATATTGCTTTGCGTGTTGCCTGCACTGATACCTATATCAGAATAATCGTTGACTTTGCAAGCCTCCTCTTCTAAGACGCCGCAGCGCCCAACGTACAGAGACATAAGCCCGTCGCCAGTGTGTGCACCATGCTCAAATGATGACATTTGGTCTACTAGCATCTGCAATCCACGGGTTGCGGCTACCGATTTCTTCATGTTCTCGTCCCACACGGATGGGATTATCCATTTGGCGTTGAACAGCTCGATTCCGATACTCTCAACCCCCGTTGCCGGATCCCATTTCGCTACGGTGGTAGTCAACCCCTTCACCGGGATAGCCGTCGAGTGCACAATCTCCTGCTTGAACCAAACTTGCACCCCATTGTCTTCAACGTAGAACACCGGGTTACATAGTCGCCAGATTCGGCCCACCTCTTCGCGGCCCTCTGGTGAAGTCATGCGGTCAGTGAAGCAGTTGATCAGGTGCCTATCCCCGTTTGGCATCACAGAGAATGGAGTAAACGCCCACAGGTCGCTGCTCTTCTTCTTCTTCCCGGACGGGTCAACGCCGCAGATGGTCATGGTTGCGCCCTCGGGTTTCACGTCAGGCGGTACACCTAGCCCGCGGTCAAGGCACTTCTGAATCCATGACATTTGGATACGGCGGAATGAATCGTCCATGATTTTGTTGCGCATTGTTCTGGCGAACTCGATAGGCCCCATGCGTGCCATGATTCCACGCAGTACGTTCTCAGGGTAGCGGCTCTCCCAAAGGATGTTCTCGAAGTTCTCATCACAAGCCGAGTAGGTAATCCCCTTGTAACCGTGATCCCTGACAAGTGCGTGCCCCAGGTCGCCCTCGTTCCACGAAGTCATGATCACAACGATGATGCCACGCCCGTCAAACCGACTCTCGAAACTAGAGCGGTACCACGCTAGGGCCTTCTTTCGCTGTGCGTCCGTCCATGTGTTCTCAAAGTCGCAAGGATCGTCAACCACCCCAACGTCAAGACGTGCCCCGAGGATAGCCCCATGCAAGCCCACCGCTTGAATGTGCGGGTCCATGGTGGGGTTCTCAGCGTCTAGCATCAACTCGGTTGTGGTCCATGTGCCAGCGGCGGATCGGCGCAACTTCGGATAGACAGCATGCATCCGCTTGTTGCTCTCGATATCCTTGCGGATCAGGGTTACTCGCTTCTCTGCTTGCCCAACTACGTTACTCAAGATAGCAGTGCGGGGGATCGGCCTATCTTCAAGGGTGGCACTGCCTAACTTGCGTTCAATCCATGACCGGGCTATCTGTTGCGACTTACCGTGACCGGCTGGTGCGAATATGACGAGGCGCACAATAGGGTTGCCATCGGGGTCAAATTCCCAGTCGTCGGCTTCGATTGCGTCTAGCCACTCTCTATGGAAGGGCTGCGTATCCCACGGCTCTCCCGTTCTGTCATCTCTATGAACCAACCGATTGAACACGGCGGGGTCTTTGCGGGCTTCCCGTAGCAGGTACTCGGTGAGTAGGGCGCGGTTGGCTTCGGGGGTCATTTAGTGGGGGTCAAGGTTACCGTGAGTCTGCGGCACGTGTAGCCGAGAGTCAAAAAATGCTCCCATGTTATTTCGCTCTTTGCGATCCACCTGTCGATAGATGCTTTCTTTTCTCGCTGCCCTGTCCACAATAGCGGCCCAATGTAAAGCCCGTCGTCTTCCTGTGGCTCAGGTACGCATACAAACCAGTACTTTCGATCTTCGTATTCCATTGTATCCCCCTGCATCAGTTAGCCTCACCACCAACACCCTCAACAGCAACGCCGCCGCTCTCCTTAGCCGCCCGCTTCGCCTTCTCGTTGAGGATGGCCTGCACTTGCAGATCAATCTCTTCCGGCGTCATGTCCTCTAGGGCGGGGGCTTTCTTGTCAACGCTGCCTGAGTGGTTCACGTTCAACTTGCTCTCTGCCTGCCAGTCCCTAGCCTTCTGCGTTGACAGCAGGTACTTGATAGCGGCAACGTCCGGGGCGACTTCATAGATATTGGTGCCGCCGTCCTTTGTTTCCCGCTCGACTAGTACGCCCATTGCTCTGCGGTACAAGGAGCTTTCGACATTGGCAAACATCTGATTGCGGGCGCGCAGTAGACGTTCACGAATCTCTGCGTGTTGCTCTAGCCCGTTGTACCAATCCCGCCTATTCAACCCATAGATTTTGCGGATAGTGCTATCAGTCGCCCCATTGGATGCATGTTCAAACGCTTCATCCGGCAGCAACAGGATCGGGTGTTTGTCGGGCTGCTTTGGTCCCGGCTTCTTAGGCTTCCTCTTCTTAGGCGGTGTCATTCTTCCCCCTCAAGCCAATACCAAAAAAAGAATCAGGGTGCGGCCTGCGAACGGTTCCCTTCACGACTTCCGGTGAATGTCCTGCAAGAGCCTTTGCTGTCAACTCAGCGCAAGCCTCGCTCTCAGTATACCACGCATCCTCACTGTATCGGGTGAAGATAACTTCCGTTTCATCTGGCCTATCCTCACCCAAACCGACAACGTAGCAATCCATGCCCCTAACAACACACTTGACGGCATACACGGTAACCTCTTCCATTTCCACAGTTACGGGTACGCACTCTTTGCCGCCAATGGTCATCTTGACTTTGGAAGGATCGTACTTCTGCGGTTCGCTCAATGGCTTCGCTATGCTCTCAGACATTTGGCTGGTTAGGTAATCCCCAAGTTCCTGGATGTCTTCCGATCGTCCCATCGTCACCCCCTTACTACATACTACAATACCACTTCTCACTACTTACAGCAACAGCGCTCTCTTCTTTACGTGCGTGGGGGGCTATTCGTAATGCCCATCCATCGCCGCCGAAACCTTCGACGTTGCAGCTAGGGCCTTCGCCTCAATCCTCGTGAGGTATTGCCCGGTGTCAGTCCTGACTACGCCTTGCTGTCCTGATGGCATAGTCTCAAACTTGATCGGCATGTTCCAACCGATCACGCCTTCAGGTAATTCCTGATTTGCTGACTTCCCCTTCTCACGCCACGCCGGGAAGTCTTGATGGTGCATGCAGGCTTCGCTATCAAGACCGCAGAACCTACCGCCCAAATGCTCACACTTCACACCATCACGAGGGCCTTGGGGTGTATCGCCTATGGCTCTCGTCATCAGCCCCCACTGATCACACGTCCCGCACTTTGGGCGCTCCATGTACTTCGGTGGGCCTTCCGTTGCCGGCAGTGAGTCAACATCAGGGTTATGAAATATCATCGTGCCGTCTGGATCAATCATCATAACGCCGGTTACTTCCTCGCTGACTGGGTGGTGCATCAGGGTCTTCATGTCTATACTGACGTTGCGAACGGCTATCCAATTACCGGCTACTGCTTCAAACTTTGGTAGTTTCCTATCACTCATCCCTCCCCCCTCTTCCGCGCCCGCTTACGCTCATTGCTCGGCTTCCGTCGCTTCGCCTTACTCGTCACCGTGACAACGAAGTCACCGAAGTTCCTGCCGCCCTCGTGGACCACATCTTGAAGGGGCCAATTCAGCGATTGCGCTTTGCGGTTGATGCAGTCGAGTACCAGCGCCATGCAGGCATCACCGCAAGCCTTGTTCTGGTTGCAATCGTGGTGGTACTTGTACCGCTTGACACCGTACCACTTGCGACTCAGGGTGGTACCGCACTCGAAGATTCCGGGGCCGGTTTCTGGGGCTCCGCATTTGGGGCATGTGCTAGTCCTGTCCATTGTCTTGCTCCTTTTCTCGTTGCAGTTCGTCAATCTCAGTACACAGTTCGCGGATAGTGTTGGCCGTTTTCTCCATCACGGTTGGCCATGGGTGCGGGTGCTTTCGTGCTGCTGTCTCCGCTATATCTGCCCATAAGCCAACCAACTCTTTCCGCTGCTCAAGCGTCGTTGCCATCACAACCTCCCATCGAAGGCCGCTTCACCCCCGCCTGCCCTTCAGCCAACACCAGCGCAGCCTCAAACGCCACCGCAACCATCTGCAAGAGTGCCTGCTCGGTGATATTCGGAATGTTCTTCCGTATCTGGGCCGCCAGCGTCATCTTGAGTGCAACCCTTGTAATCCCCTCGGTGATGCTCAGGCAATGCGGGCACAGGTACTCAGGGGCCTTCTCTTTGGCGGAATCCCATACCATTGGGCGGTCACATAGCGGGCACTCGTCAGGGGCACCTTCTGGCACCGGGCCTTGTCGCATGTATGACGTGGGGGTGAATTCTATCTTTGTGCCCTTGAACTTCGCCACATTGTCGGCGTCGCTTTCCTGCCAATACATAAAGCGAGGGTAGAGTTTTTCGGAATAGGAATACCCCTCGCCATCATCCTCTACCCAACCACCATCCTCATTCCTCACGCCCCAAATCTTCGTCTTGTCCATCATCCATCTCCTCTTCCTCAGTAAACTTCTCTTGTGCTTCCTCGCTCCTACACGCAAAGCACACATTCTCCCATGCTGCCGCCTTCTCACCGCACTTGTTGCATATGGCCATGCGGCATTATCCGCTAAGGGTCCACAAGATTCAAGGCACTCTTGCGGTCGTCGCCTACGTCAACCAGTTCAACCGTGATCTTCCATTCCTCGGTGCCGCTAGTTTCGGTGGCAGGAACACGCACTCGCCGCACGAACTTATATTGGCCCTGATGCTTCAGTGTTTTGATGATTGCCTCGCAGGAATTGTTCTGCAATGCGCGGGCTTGACAGAGTGGGGTTGATGCGATTCCCGGCTCCCCATCTTCATGGCGCCAGTACGATCCGCATTTGTAGCGGAGTGCACCGGCTTCAGGTGCCCCGCAATGCTGGCAGGTTTCGGTGTTTGCGCCGATGGCTTTGAGTGCCGCGGCTAGTGATGCCATTTCGGTTGTGTTGTCCATTGTTGCTCCTGTTTATGGGTAAGCCCTCACTACCATTCCCGGACCATTGAAATCTATTCTGGTGTCAGACACATAGACTTCGGCACCGCCATGCACAGATACGCACGCCCCGTTGCTGCGGTTCTTGTCAACCTCGCAGTCAATCAGGGCAACCACCGGGCGAAGGCTCATGGCCTCAGAAATGTCAAACCCTTTCCCGCTGATTGAAATGCCTTGCGGAAATGACGCCCCAATGATGCAGGTATGCCCACGCATGAAGTGGCGCACAAGGTTGACTTTAGCACGGAAGATTGCGCTCTTTAGGCGGCGGTCAAGGTGACTGAACCCTTCCCCGATCTTGAATGCGTACTTTATGCGGTACAGTTCGTAACTCAGGCCCATTGCCATCCCCACTATTGCGCCAAAACCTCCAGCGCTGGTTTCACTTCATCAATCTTAGGCACGTCCAGCTTCACTTCCTGCACCGGCACGTCAACCAACTGCGGCAACTCGGCCTTGACTTCTGCGACTGCGGGAACGTCAAGCGGTGCCACGTCGAGTTTGACTTCCTGCATTGCGTCGGGTGCTGGCATCGGTGCATCACTGGCCTTGCATCCACACACGGACAGGGCGAGCATGATCAGGATTGCTGCGGTTCGGAATTTCATGGTTCTACCTCGTTAGTTGAAAGTGGCACTGTAGCAGGTTTGGGGGTGGGGGTCAATTTCACAGCAACTCCCCCTTGATGCTTGACCGGGCAATCTCAAGGTTGCCACGTGCTACGTTGTAGTAGCTCTCTTTCAACTCGCACCCGACAAACTTACGCCCCAACTGGATCGCCTTGTAACCCTCGCTGCCGATTCCAGTGAACGGACTGAATATGGTATCGCCAGGGTTGCTCCACAACTTGATAGCACGCTCTATTACGCCCAACTGCAACGGGCAAATGTGCTTTTCGTCGTCATCATCACGGGCATGGCGGAAGTTCTTTAGTACGTCTGTCTCGTTGATTCCGTCGCTCATGTCTGCATCGTATCCGTACCATACCGGACGTGCCCATCGAATCCACTCATCTGCGGTAATCCACCCGTTCATGTTGTTGTACCGCTCAGACTGCCCAGCCCTGATAGGCTCTTTGTTGTCGCCCGGCTTGCGGAATTGCAGCAGGTAGTCAGCAAGGGCCATGTGCATCCGGCTTGAGTCAGTAGCCAGCGACTTGAACAGGAGCCCGGCATCTTTGGTGCGGATTGCCTTGATCTGCGGGTTCTTGTCAATGCACACTTCGCCGTAGTAAATCCACCCGGCAGTCTGCATGCACTCGATGATTGCCCCCCGGAAGTCCTTGACTCCGATATATCCATCGGTGCCCTTGAATGCCACTCCTTGCGTCAAATGGACACAGCAAGAGCGGCCCGGTTTGACTACCCGTAGTAACTCACCTGCGAGGAAAGCGTACTGCTCTATCATCTCACTCTGATCCCTCACGTTGCCCATGTCTCGCACGCTGTTGGTGTATGCGTACATACCAGGGAATGGCGGTGAGAATACGGACAATCCAACGCTCTCATCCGGTACTTCTGCGATACGTTCCACGCAATCGCCCAGCATCAACTTCCAGCCCTTCCCTTCTGCCACGTCTGCCTTGTACGTCATCTCCGACCGTTGCAAACTCTCCATTTGCATATCCCCCATGTTGGCAATTATGTTATCAAACATCTCGTTAGCTTCCCGCTCCTTGCGCTCGATGTTCTTGACTACCGCACCCTCGGCGTCACTGGTCACGATGTGGACGTTGACGGTGCGCTCCTGCCCGAATCTCCAGCACCTACGGATTGCCTGATAGTACCGCTCAAATGAATCAGACAGACCGAAGAACACCACGTTAGAACAGTGCTGCCAGTTCATCCCGAATCCCGCGATCGATGCTTTGGTTACAAGGGTCCGCACTTCGCCAGACGAAAACCCTAACATCGAACTCTCTTTGTGCTCGTTTGAATCGCTGCCCTTGACTTCAACCGCTCCAGGAATTGCCTTCCTGAGCGCATCACTTTCCACGTTCAGGTCACACCATACTAGCCACGACTCATCCGGATTCTCCGCAACGATGCGTGCGGCCTCAACTATTCTCTCTTCTATACTGACCTTGCGTGCACTTCTGCGTTCCTGTAATGTCTGCGCTTCCACTGAGAAAAGAAAACCTGCCTGCGGTTTGCCGCACTGCACAACTACCTGTTTGACGTTCAGCGGTGGCAGGATGAACTTGCCATCGTCGCCGCCAATGTCGGACGGCTTACGCATCGCCACGCACCATGAAGCCATCCACTTCCAGAAGTCCTTTGTTGCATGATTCTTCAGTCGCCACTTGTGCGTAGTGTTGCCGTCCTGCCGAAAGAACAGCGCCAGGATTTCCTTACCGCTCATAATGTCGAGGAAGTCAGCGTGGTTGCAGATTTCGATGATGTCATTCGGTGCAGGAGTTGCGGTGCAGGCTAGTCGCAGCGGCACCAACTTGCCGAAGTTAGTTAGAAGTTGCCTGTAAACCCCGTCAAATGATTTCAAGATACTGCTCTCATCCAATACCACAGCCCCAAAAGCATCGGCATCGAACTTCTCCAGCATCTCGTAGTTGGTGATATTGATCCCATCCGTGCATTGGCTCTGATTGCGTACTGCCGTCACCTTGACGCCAAACTTGACACCCTCACGCACGGTCTGAGCTGACACAGCAAGCGGGGCAAAAATAAGCACAGGCATACCTGTCTCGATATTGGCAAGGCGTGCCCACTCAAGTTGCATCGGGGTCTTGCCTAAGCCGCAATCAGCAAACAATGCAGAGCGGCCACGGCGGCATGCCCACGATACAATGCGGCGCTGCCAGTCAAACAACATCTGATTGATTTCTGAATCGTCAACATCGAACCCGGATGGCTCTACTGAAAAACTCTTTTTGGCTAGGAATTCTTGATAGTCTACCACAGAAATACCTCCCTTAGTCGCTGGTCCGGGGGGCAGCTAAGGGTCCGCCCCCCTTTCCAGCAGGTTATCGAGGGCTGCAAGTCCCTCATGCAAAAACGATGTTACTACACTCAAAAACCAAAGTCTACAACTACGTGGGCGGTGTGCAGGAGTCGCACCTGCGTTGGCCTCGTCACCGCCGCCCCCTAGAATCTTGACGCTCAAGTATGCTACATTTCGGGGGCATCAAACGTTGCTAGTTTCAGTCCATCGCCCTCCTGTGTTTGTTAGCCATCGCCAGAGCCATAGCCAGAGCCAGAGCCATAGCCATCGCCAGAGCCATCGCCATAGCCAGAGCCAGAGCCAGAGCCAGAGCCATCGCCAGAGCCAGAGCCAGAGCCAGAGCCATAGCCATCGCCAGAGCCAGAGCCATCGCCAGAGCCAGAGCCATCGCCAGAGCCATAGCCAGAGCCAGAGCCATAGCCATCGCCAGAGCCAGAGCCTATTGCGCCCATGCCTGCACCCCCTCAATACTCTTGCGCGCCTTCTCGGTGCAGTCGATTATCTCAATTGCGTCCAGCACGGTTTTGCGTGGCTCTGCCGCTGGAATTTTGCACCCTTCCGGCTTGCTGGTTCCATCGGCGGCTAGTTGGCTGATACTTGCTGCTCCCTGCCAGTACCAAATCCGCCGACTATTCAGCAACTCCACTTCACGCCCCGTGCGCTGCTTCAGGTATCCCGCAAACACGCCGCTACGATCCCCGCGCACGATCACGTAATTCAGCCCGTCAACCGCGGCTGGCTTCATGTCGGCAAGGTCTGCCCGCACGTACTTCGTCCCGTTGATCTCTACCGTCTTGCACTGCTCGCTCATCACTTCCCTCCTTGTTGGGCATCATTGCCCTTCCCGGCCCGCACAGTCACCACAAGCGCCTTGACTTCAATCTCGCCAATGGTGATACCGTCGAACTGCAAACTAACGTCTACCCCCGCCGTCAACGCTGCGAGGATGGCTTTGATGATTTCTTGTGGGGTCATTTGGCCTCCAGTATTTCTTCTGCTCTGTCCCATGCGTCTTGCATTCTCGGCGTCCCTCCGCTCAATCTTCGCCTGCATCGGTGCCCACTGATTGAATGATACTTCTATTTCGTCGGGCTTGCTCGGCACATTGTCGACCACCCAATCGTGAGCGCAACCAACGCAACAGTCGGTACTTCCTAGCATGTCTTCAGCCGGGCACGTTTTGCCGCACTCAGCACACATTATGTATTCACTCATCCCCCCTCCTTACCTTACGCTCAACCCACGTATACACCGCCCCGAATACCATCAGCACGAGTACGGCGGTCTGCCATGCTATCGACTCCGGGTAACTGTTTTCATCGTGTTTTGGTGTTCTCATTTGGCTGCCTCCTGCATCTTGTTCCAATCCCTGATCGTGACGCACTCGTATGGAGTCCGGCTAGTCTGCCTGTCGCAGCATGACGCCTGTATTAGGTCGCACGCTCCCGCCCCGCCATGTGCTTTGGCGTAGGTAACTTCTGGCAGTCTCCCGCACTCGCTGCATGTGGCTAGTGACTTTCTGATATCCATCACGCACCCCCCACGCAACCCTTCCACGTCGCAAGCTCAAGCCCCGAGAATGGCACCCACTCCGGCAATTCCTGCCCCGTCACGTCTGCGAATATCCGGCGCTGGCGTAGGGCTAGATCGTGATCGTTGTGGGCTTTCTGTACGGCTATGATGGATTGCACTTCGCCCTTGCCTGTGCCGTCCACTGTGGCGTATTCGTGACTGTCAACACTGCCGCCGCTCACGAGGCAAAACAGTCTGTTTGCGCTACGTTGTGCCCCGTCCCGGCAATGCTCTATACGGTCGGCTTCAGGATCGGCCATGTGACCGATGAAGACCTTCTTGCCTAGCAGGCGTGACCACACCGGCAGATCTTCGCCCCTTTCACGCAATCGCTTGCGGGCTAGAATGTAGTTGGCCTTCGACGGTCTACCAGTATAGCCTGCGTGGGGGCCGCTCGTGTCGAAGGCATTATGTAATGCCACCCCCAGAGCCATCAGCAACGCATCGCTAGGCAACTCCCCACGGTCAAGGCATGCCTGCACCTCTAGCCACAACCGCTCTACCACAGGCCAACCGTTCGCCGGGTCAAAGTGGTAGTAGTCACACCTCGCAAACAACGGGTAAGCGTGACCGCTGGCAATCATCCCGGCAAGTGCGGGATCTTTCGGGTCTATCTGCGTGGCCATGCAATCATCCGTTGCGTGCTTCTGCGTCCAGTGGTCAACCTGCTGGCTGGACCTTGCGACCATGATAGACATGATTGCTGCGTGCGCCTTGTCAACGCCACGGGCGGTGAATGATTCGGCCATGACGGCGGATATGCTCTCAAGGTGTACGGGTCTATTTGGCATTGCGGATCTCCTTGTGTCTGCCGTGGTGACATCTGCGGCAGAGCCAAACAACGTCAAGGGGCTTGCCGTAGTCTTCGTGGTGTGCATCAGGGTTGCATTCAGTGCCGCAACTTTCGCACGACGTTGCACGAACAATCCTGCCATACCTGACGGCTAACTCAAACTGCTTCCTTGCTCTCCCTTTGTCCCGGTTTTGTTGGTAGTAACGCCTCGTTTGCGCATTGCGCCTCTCTTTGTTCGCAGTGGCCCACGCCTTGTCCCTAGCAGCCTTTCGTTTGGCAACGTCCGGGATTTGCTGATATTCCCTATTCCGCTCGTTCCTGCATTCTTTGCAATGTGAAGTAAGGCCACCATCGCCTCGACTGTGGAAACAGTCTCTGGAGAGTTTCCATTCTTTACACTGCGTACACTGCCGATACTGTCCGTGGATTTCTTGATCTTTCATTGTGCCCTCCAAGGCTAGATACCGCGACCGGCCTTGGACTCCGGCCGCGGCATGAGCATATCGCTCGCCAAGGGGATCATTCCTTGGCCTAACTACTATGGCACATTGGGAAATCATTTGCAAGGGCCTTCCTCGCCCCCTGCCAACTCGGCGCGGGCCTGCTCCTTCCAACGCTCGATAGCCGCCCGTTCCTTTTCCTTGCCTTC